AATGGAGCCGACAGCCTTGACCCCCCCCCGCAAATAAGCGATACTTAGGGCAGGCTCGTCATGGTGCCTACCTTTGTTGGTAGTGGTTCGCGCATTCCTCCCAAAGCGCGGACCACGACAAAGCAACCATGACAATTCTAACCAAGGGGCAAACATGACAAGCAAATCACAGGCACGACGCAACAAACGCGCACAGAACAAGCCCACACCACCAGAATGGGCCGCTGTGGGCGATGCTGCGCCAATTGCAACCCAACCCACCGCACGGCCTACAGACGAACGCCTAGCGCGCGGACATTGGACCGCACCGGATAGCAAGGGCGGCGCGTTTGTCGACCTAGCGTGCGACATGATTGGGCGGATGTTCGTTTCTAAGCTAATCACAGAACAGCAAGCGCAATCAGCGCGGACGTTTTCGGAGGTCTATGCGGCCTACCTTGATGAAATCGGCATCACGGAAAGCAAGTCGTGCTTGGCCGTATCGTCGGGCGGGTTTGATCCAAGCGACGGTAATGAGGCGGTGTTCAAGCGATACTACGCCATAAGGGACAGAATAGGGCGCGTTAAGACGTCCTTACTGCAAACGGAATGCAGCAAGGCGGCAGACGACAAGCCCGCCAATCTATTAGCTCTACGCAACGCGCTGGACTGTTTGGCGGCGTAGGGGCAACACAACAAAGGACTATGACATGACTGATAGCAAAGCAATGAGGGTTGAAGTCACCCGCATTTCAAACAATGACGGATTTCACGAGCTGCAATTGCGAGTTGATAAGATTGAAGCCCAAGCGCGAATTGCCGAGCTTGAGGCAACAGTTAAGGGTTATCTAGGGGCCATTACAGATTCAGCAGGGGGCGCACCTAACATGCATCGCCCAGCACAAATTGCATTGCTCAAGCTGCAAGCCGTCATTGATTGGCCTACTAAGGGAAACGGCGATGCCATCCGCGCTTCATTGGGGGATAAGGCGTAGTGCTTGACTAGCCCGCAAAAACTGCTATTTGTAAAGGCGAAGAATTGCGTTTGGTCTACGGGCTAGACGCTTTTTGCGTTGGGCGGGATGCCCATAACCTAAACGAAAAGGCGGGAAGCCTATGGCGCTAACACCAAAACAGGCGCGGTTTGTCGCTGAGTACCTTATAGACCTCAACGCAACGCAGGCAGCAATCAGGGCTGGATACAGCGAAAAAACGGCAAATGAGCAGGGATGCCGCCTGTTAGCAAATGTTAAGGTCGCAGCGGCCATTGCCGACGCCAAAGACAAACGCGCAGGCCGTACCGAAATCACACAAGATCGCGTTATGGCAGAGCTTGCCAAGCTGGGCTTTTACGATATCCGCAACGCTGTCCGATGGGGTGGAGCCCCAAAGGCTACGCAAGATGGCGAGTTGATCTATCCTGTCGAAATGGTAGCAAGCGAAGACATGGACGACGAAACGGCGGCGGCTATCACTGAGGTGTCGTTAACTGCGCAGGGCGTTAAAATCAAAATGGCCGACAAGCTGGCTGCGCTTGAGAAGCTAGGCAAGCATCTAGGCATGTTCGTTGGATCAGGTGGAGACGAGGCAGACGCGCCGTCAGTTACAATCAACTTAACGACATCCGCTCCGGTTGGAGACGTTCGTGTCACACGACATTCGACTTAGCGCACCGCAAGGCGTTTACCTAAACGAGCTAGACACTAAGTTCCGCGCTTACGTTGGCGGGTTTGGTGCAGGCAAGACGTTTGTAGGCGGGCTTGATCTAGGGTTGTTCGCAGCCAAGCATCCGAAGGTTGTCCAAGGCTACTTTGCGCCAACATACCGCGACATCCGCGACACGTACTGGCCAACAATGGACGAGGTAGGCTTTGAGTTAGGCTTTCGCGTCAAGATTAAAACGGGCGACAAAGAGGTTGAACTATATCGGGGCCGATCCTGCTACGGCACAATCATCTGCCGATCAATGGAGGACCCAAGCGGCATCATTGGCTTTAAGATTGCCCGCGCGCACGTTGACGAAATCGATGTGTTGCCAACGGACAAGGCAAGAAATGCATGGCGCAAGATTACCGCGCGGATGCGTTTAAAAATACCTGATGTTGTAAACAGCATTGGCGTAACAACAACGCCAGAGGGTTTCAAGTTTGTCTATGAGACATTTGCCCGTCCGCCGTCCACGGACAGAGAACGCACGCGGCTTAGAGATTACAGCATGGTGCAGGCCAGCACATACGAAAACGAAGCCTACCTTCCGCCTGATTACATTCAATCGCTTAGAGACACTTACCCCGACGAACTAATCACTGCGTATCTTATGGGCGAGTTTACCAACCTGACATCTGGGACCGTTTACAACTCATTCGACAGGCACACCAACCGCAGCCGCGAGACATTGCAGCCCGGCGAGCCGATCAAGCTGGGCATGGACTTTAACGTCGGCAATATGGCCGCGTGCGCGTTTGTATTGCGGGAAAACGACTGGCATTGCGTTGACGAAATAAAGGGCGGAGTTGATACCCCGTCAATGATTGAAACAATGGCCGAACGATACGCGGGCCATAGCGTCACGATATACCCCGACGCTACAGGGCAGAACACCTCAAGCAAGGGCGCATCACTGTCAGATATCGGACTGCTACGCGGTGCAGGTTACGCCATACGGGCCAAGCCAAGCAACCCGCGCGTTAAGGACCGCGTGCTAGCCGTCAATATGGCGTTCCAGAAGGGCCGCGTGTTCGTAAACCCTGACACCTGCCCCGAAACCGCGCGATGCCTTGAACAACAGCCCTACAACAAACAGGGCGAACCGGACAAAACCACGGGCCTTGACCACCAAAACGACGCTTTTGGCTATCCGCTTGCGTATGAAATGCCTGTCGTGAAGCCGACAATGACCTCAACGGCCCTGCCATTCTAAGGAAGCAAATATGTCAAAGACAGTCAATAAGCAGTCCAGCGTCATGGCTGCAATGGTCGAGGCCGCTGAAAAGGGCCGCGCCCTTATGGGTGGCACCAATTCAATGCGCAAGGCTGGCAAAGAGTACCTGCCCAAGTTCAAGGCCGAGGCCGATGGGGATTACAAGGCGCGGCTGGATTCATCGTGGCTGTTTAACGGGATGCGCAAGACGGTTAAGGATATGACGGGGCGGGTGTTTACCAAGCCCGTCACAATCGTTGAAGGATCGCCCCGCCTGCAAGAGTTTGCCACAGACATCAACATGCAGGGCCAAGACCTGAGCGCGTTTGCGTCTGACGTGTTCAAAGATGCGTTTGTGCCGGGGATTTCGTTCATCATGGTCGACGCGCCGCGACGTGAAAGGGAAACAACCCGCGCGGCGGCTGCAACGCTTGGCCTGCGTCCCTACATGGTACATTTGCGGGTTGAGGACATTCTTGGATTCAAGACTGAGCAGTTCAACAACGTGCTGGCGCTGTCAATGCTGCGGATATTGGAATCGGTCACAGAGAACGACCCGAAAGACGAGTTTACGCAGGTCAATGTGGATCAGGTGCGCGTGCTTACGCGTGAGGTCAACACCGTATCGGTGCGAATCTACCGCAAGAACGACAAGGACGATTGGTTGGTTGTGGACGAATACATTACCAACGCCGAAGAAATCACAGTTATTCCGTTTTATGCACAGCGCACGGGGTTCTTCACAGCCGAGCCTGTCCTTGAGGACTTGGCCGACGTCAACATTGCGCATTGGCAATCGCAGTCAGATCAGCGCCACATCCTGCACTTTGCGCGGGTGCCGATCCTGTTTGCGTCTGGTCGCGCGGAAGACGAGCCTTTGGTAATTAGCGCCAGCCAAGCGGTCACGTCACGCGACGCCGACGCCAAACTGTCATGGGTCGAGCATTCCGGCAAGGCAATCGGAGCAGGGCGTCAAGACCTTATGGACCTGCAATATCAAATGCAGGCGCTTGGCTTGCAATTGCTTGTCGCCAGCCACGAAACAGCAACGGGCGCAGTCCTTGACTCGGCCAAAGAAACGTCCACCCTGTCGATGATGGCCGACAACCTGAAAGACGCGCTTGAGCAGGCGCTCAAATGGATGGCGTTCTATGCAGGCGAAACGGAGCAGAATATCATGGTCGAGGTCAACAAAGACTTTGGCATCGTGCCGTTGACCGCGCAGGAGGTCCAAGTAATGCAGACCGACGTTTCTTTGGGGCTGCTGTCGAAAGAGGCGTATTATGCAGAGCGCAAACGACGCGGGTTCCTCAACCCCGATCTGGACACCGATAAGGATATGGACCGCATCACAGAAGAAGCGCCCGACCTGACAGGCGAAGGGCTGGACCTTAGCGGGCCAAGCGGCGTTGACAGCGCATTGGCAGCCTTGAATGGATAAGGAGCTAGG